CTTCATAGTCGCCGCGTTCAATGTTTTGATTTGCTGAAAATCCATAGTTAATATTGAAATTAGCTTCTTTACTTTTTTGAACCCAAATCTTAATGTTAGATTTTTGCTCTTTTGTTAAATTTTCTTTCTTGTATTCATAAGGTTTCATTTTTCTTTCCTTTCTTGAGGGGTGTTAGATTTTTTGTTTCCCTCTCTTTATCTTGATTATATTATACTATTGTTTAATAGTATTGTCAAGCCATTTCGGAAGATTTTTTAAAAATATTTTGAAAAAAATAGCGCTGATTTTTTATTTTTTGCCATTTCGCGCTAAACCAGTCTAAACGCTCATATTTCATATTTTAACCGTTTTTAGGTATAGTTTTACCTGTTTGTACCAAAAACTCTAAAATATCGCAATTTTGGCGGTTGTTTTTACGTAAAACGCACGAAAATTTCATAAAAACTATTAATTATTTTTTCGCAATAAAAAAAGCCCACCCCGTTAAGGGTGGGTGAGAAGGGAGAGAGAAATGCCGGGGATAGCTGTCAGCCTACCCCGGGCGTGTTACTTCACGCGGATTTTTTGGCCGGCGTAAATTTTGTTTGGATTTTTAATTCCGGATAGTTTTTGGATCGCCGCCACCGAAGTGCCGTACTTCCGGGCGATACCGGACAGGGTGTCGCCCCGGCGCACAGTGTAGTAGGTGGTCGCCGGTTTTTTCGTGACTAACTTAGCGTTGACCGCCTTTTGCACCGCGTTATAGTCGTACCCGGCTTTGGTCAGCCGGTTTTTCCGATCCTGCCCGGTGCCCCACTTGCCGGCGATCACTTCGTCGGCCAGCATGGCCACCGACTTTTTCGCCGGTGCTGCGGGCTGGGCTGGCGCCGGTGTGGCCGCGGGTTTCGTTCCGGCCTTAGCGGCATACTTCGCCCAGGCGCCACGGTCGCCGAAAAAGACGTCTAAGTCCAGATCGCCGCCATATCCGGACAACCGCCCCTTTGCGGTGTACTGATACATGGCCGCTGACCCGAAGGCGCCCAAAGAGCCATGCATTTTCATGGTTGGATGATACCCGTCGATCCGGGCTTCGCCCAGCGGGTAGCCGGCCGCCCACAGGGCATAGTTGCCGGCCTTAACGGCTGACCAGTTATAGGCCGTGCACACCGAAATAGACATGTAGATCATCGGTCGAACACCAGTTAGGGCGAAAACCCTGTCGAGGAAACGTTTCGCGAAGGAAGGCCCCTGCCGCAGGGCGTTGCTGTTTTTCGTGTCTTCCCAGTCCAAAATTAGCACGGCCTGGCCGATATAGCCTTTGATATTTTTTACAAAATAATCCGCCTGAGCTTCCGGCGACGGGCTGGATTCCACAAAGTGATAGACGCCCACTAACTTTCCGGCCTTAACGGCTTTCTGGTAGTGCGGGTCGCAGTGGGGGTTAACATAGTGCGTCCCCTGGGTCGCTTTGATGATGACAATATCGCCCGGCACCTTCGCCGGGTCAAGCGTGGCCTGGTAGGATGAGATATCGATACCGTTCAGAGCCATTATGCCACCCCCTGATCATCCGCGGGTTTTTCATAGGTCATGGCCCGGTCACTGTCCTGGATCCCTTTAGTGTTCGGGTCAACGACGACGCCAAGAAGGACCAGGGCTTTGATGCACAGCTCTATGACGTTTTTCACCGCATCCTGCGATACGCCGGGCGTGATGCCAAACCACCCCAGTACCTGATAAACTACTGTCAGGATGATCATGCACAGGGCGACCAACGTCGCCTTATTTTGCAATCTTGTTTTCCAGTTCATTTTCATTTTCATTTCGTTTGCTCCTTTTTTACTTTTCATGTTCTTGCATTTCATCGATCTTTCGCCAGGCGGTTTTTAGGTCCCGTTCGACGATGACCATTCTTTCCACCAGGTGATTGTGCTTTTCCACTTTTTGAGTTAATTTTTCAATTTTTTCTGTGATAAAATTCATGCGCTCGTCGGTTACCCGATCATGAGCGTTGTTGTTGACGATGGTCGCGATGATGGTAGGCACCGCCACACATACGCCAGAAACGAGCGCTGCTATTACAACTGGGTCTGTCATTTATTTTTCCTTGCCTTTTTTTATTTTATTAATAGCGAATATTTTTAGTTTTTGGTTTTGTACGGAACTTCGTTCACTCCCAACGTTCCTTTGCCGCCGTTTTTATTGTGCACCCGCAGGCGCGTCCCTTTGGGCGTTGGCAACGTCAGAGCAAATCCGTTCCATTTGTGCGTTGCATATGCAGTGTAAATATGTTTGTCATTGACATATAAGTACATATCTTGGGGCGTGCCGGTTTCATTCGGAAACGCCCGGATCAGGCAAACGCAGTCCTGAGTGACCGTATAGGTGTTTTCATTCTGAATTTCCTGGTATGCCATGTTGTTGTCATAGTCTAACGGACCAATCGGACTGCCATTTGCATACAGTGTTTTGGCGTTCAGTGTTCCATCCAGCATCGCATCGCCCGTAAAGTAGGTAAATGGCGTGTGAAAATAAATGCCAGTGCCTCTCCCATCTCCCTGCGTGCGAATATGCACTATAGCATCACCTGCTTTTGTAGCTGATGTAGATATCGATGCGAGGCTTATAACCCCGCTTAAATCATCCTTTAAAAATGACGCAATCATATGTGACTCCATCATTTTATCCGCATCTAAAAATTGTATCGATGTATTTTTCGAATTGCCGATAATACCGAAATTTGTTTCATTTCCTATCGACTGTTCGCCCGAAGGCAAATTAAATTCCACATCAGCTATCGCATTGAGCATGGCATATAGTCGGCCGTCAAGCGCGCTATAAAAATTAACGCCGTCATTCCCAAAACTGGTAATTTTTGTGTTTTTGTCGATCACGTCAAATGAGCCATTGGCATTTACCAACGCGTGAAAACCCTCATATGTGCCATCATTATTAACTCTCCCGACTTCGATGCCTTGGCTGGTTTCCCGGATCAGTGTCGATAAATTTTCGGCCTTTGTTTGCGCGGCGTCGGCCGCGGCGTTTGCCGTGTTAATGGCTGCCGCCAGCACAGGATCGGTGTAGGTGTCGCTGCCGTTTGTCCAGGTGATATGGTCCCGGGTCCACAGGTACTTTCCGGTCTCCCATGCTGGCTGCGTGTCCGACCAGCTGCCGCCGGTTAGCGTTGTCGGCGATGTCGACAGGTAATACTGCGTCACGGTGGCCTGTACGCCGGTACCGGTGTCGCCTTTTTCGCCCGCCGGTCCAGCGTCCCCTTTGGGCCCTGTATCACCCTGCTGCCCCTGAAAACCGCGCTCTCCTTTTGGCCCCTGCTCGCCTTTGGGTCCGGGCGCGCCGGTGATGCACGCCGGGTCGCTTTCGGTCCTGGTGCCGTCCGTCAGGATTGTTACTGTTTTGGACCAGATATAGCTGCCATCTTCCCACGTCGGCGCGGTCGTCTGCCAGGTTCCGCCGATTAGCGTTGCCGGCGATTTTGATAGATAATACTGCACATCAACTGATTGAACGCCAACGCCCGGGGGCCCTGAACCGCCACCCCCGCCAGCGTTGATACAGACGGCCGGCGATGTCGTGACGGTCCCATCGCCATGGGTAATGGTGCTGCGCGTCCAGATATAGATGCCTTCATGCCACGTCGGCGGGGTAGCCTGCCATGATGTCGGCGCTACCGTCGGACTGTCCGACGTCCCGTATTCTTCGACAACCTGCATGATGGCTGCCGCGATTTCTGCCCGGGTTCGGTCCCCGCCGGCCACAACGCCAGTTACCAACAGATTTTTCGCAGTTCCGTCCGCGCCGGATACCTGCACCTGCACGGTGTCGCCTTTGCGCACGTCGCAGGTCGTCGGCAGCTCGACGGCCTGTTCGTCCTCGTCGGAAACGGTCATCCCGCCTAAATCGGCGCGCACCGCGCCGTTCGCGCTGTCCGATGTGGCTACGCCGGTGATTGTCGTCACGTTAGCACTGTGGGCGGCCCCCTGCTTTATTTGCTGCTCTTTTCCGAACAGGAAAGCTGCTTTTTCAATTACGTCCATTTTTTTATCTCCAATCAAATTAATTTTAAAGTGAACTTAGATGTCCACGCCACAAGGTCGCTTTCAACTGTCTGTATCTGATACTTTTTCGTTTTGCCGTCTTGCTTCCACTCTACGATCTCGCCGCCAGCGCACGGAAAGTACATGGTCGTCGCCGACCGTGTGATACCGCGCGAACGGTCGGCAGAAATGTATGTATTAACTAACGAATTTGCTTTCGCTTGCGTGAATGGCGACATATCCTGAACATCGTGCACCTGTGTGCGCGTCCATCCGCGATATGATGACGAAATGGGCGACGATGCCGGCGCGTCTGAGTGCGCTGTGATCACTTTTTCTTTGTCACCGTTGTTGTTTGTGGCGACGACCACTGTTCGATTGTACGCTTCGCCGGTCTGATCTGTATCTTCATAGCCCGGGTCTAAAATGATGCCGTCTTTTGCGTCCACGTCCAACACGTACGAAACCGCTTTTGACCCCGGTGCAACATAGGCCGATACAGATATGCGCCCATGACCATCGATCGACAGCTGATTTCCAGCTTTGCTGGCGTTATCTGCCAGTATCGCGCGGTAACTGTCGGTGCGCTCGTAAACTTTAGCGTCGCCATACATTGAATTTTTCGCGCCGCCTTGAAACACGACGGATTTGCCGCACGTTTTGCAAATCGATTTGATAACATCCGTGGTTTTGGTGTTTTTACCGATGGTATAAAGGTTATAAGCCAGATCAGCATCCAACATCCACAAAGCGGATTGCAAAGTGTATGTAATTTGTTCGCCACTTTCTGGCGCCTGTGTAGCTGCTATACCCGTAACGCCAAGCGTAGCCACCTCTTCGCCATCAACGGTTATCCGCAACCAGCTGCCGCCGATATAGTTATCAGCAATTGTTGTGATGGCCCCAGACATCTTCGTGTCGCTTTCATAGCCATCGGTAACTGTGCAGGCAATGACGCCCGTCAACTCGCCGCGGGATACTTCCAGGTTGTGCGGATCGATCATATATACACGCAACTCCGGCTCGTGTCTAACATCTTTCCATTTCGCGTCGATCATCGGCTTTCTTCTTTCTGCGTTACTTTGACTTCAGACCAGCCTTTGTGTGAATCTGGTCGCGAAATAGCTGTGACAGCGACTGGCAAAATTTCGCCGCGCGCGTTGCGGAAAGTAGCATGCCCGGCCGCGAGCAAGGCGTCAAAGTCGTTCCACGATCCTTTTTCAGGCAGATCGTCCGAAATAGCACCGGTCACGCTCAGATCACGTTCTTTCGTTTTGCTGAAACGATATGCGTGATAGTCCCGGGATATGATCTTATAGTCTTGCACGTCACGCGAAATACTATCTTCTTGCGTTGCGCCCGGTTTGCTGTTTGACAGGTCTAAAACGCATGCGCCGCCGTCAAACGTCCATACATAGCTGTGATCGAAGATACCGGCAAGCTCTTTTTCAACCGCAATCCACGTGCCATCTGTCTTGACAGCCCACAAAATCACGCAAGCCTTTTTATGCAGCGGTGGGACTGATTCATAAACGCGCGTTGTCGCTGTTTTCGACTTAACCGCCGTTTCCGCGACCACTTCGCCGCAGGTGACGTTCAGCGTTACATCATCATCGGTCGAAACGGTCGGCACCGTCACAAAATAGGTGCCGTACGACGATTCGGTGATGGCGATCTCCCGCGCATCGCGTTTTAGTTCATCTGTTACGGCAATTTTCGCGCTGGCCACGTCGGACGATATGCCTTTCGTAACTGTCGCGGTTACGTCGATCTCGCCGGTTGGCACATGGGCCAATTTGTTGTATGGTATCAGCACATAACCGCTGCCGCCGTATTTCCCCGATTCGGTTATGGTCTGCCCCATTGCCGACACAGTGACGGCACACCCGCCATCCAGCAGGTCTGATTCATAGTAAATTCGCAGACCAGTTCCGTGCAGCTTTGCGGCGGTTACGCGAACGGTCGGCTTGAAATAAAATGTTAAATTTTTTGATGCCGAGTTGCCGTGTGTTTGGATATTTTCATAGCCTTTGTAAGCTCTGATTTGCACGCACACTTCGACCGCAGTCACTGTGCTGCCGTCGATCACATACCCCTCTGGCATCGGTATATCCGTTGATTTTTGGTCTCCGTTTTCGATGCTGAGTTTCAGTGTCGGCGCCCAGGCATCGCCCCAGCCCTGATTGCCGCCCAATCCGTCGAGCGGGCACTTCCAGGACGACCACGCGCCGGTGTCCTTTGCGCTTCCGGACACGATGCGGTATCGGCAGCGAGCTTGAAACTCTCTGTGATTGCAGATAAAAGTTAATGCAAACGAATTTTTGTTGTTGATCGATGCCGTTTGCGGCGTGAGCGATGCCGGCGTTGGCAAGGTTGTATCGATGCAGGACGACGGCACGAACGCCCACTGCTGGGCTTTCGAGGTGTTGCGCGGCCACAGGCGAACGTTTTGCCCGCGCTGGCCTTTGCCGTCCTGCAAGTCGAGATATAAATTTTGTCCGCATTGTGATTCGACTTGAAAGGTCTGAACATTTTGACCGTCGACAACCATCGAGCCAAAAGGCGTAATCAGAAAAGATTGCGCTGGTGTACCATTGTCCTGATAAATTTGGACATTTGATCCTTGTATCGTGCCGCCGTTCGCATCATCCAGGCATTTGAGCGTCGTTAAGCCGCTTAACATCGTCTGCGCGTCGATAATTTTATAGGTCTGGTCATTGTGAAGTTGGATCACAAAGCGCTCGTTCGGCCCGTCATGGTCCGGGTGAATCATCACGTTGGCCCCGTTCGCAGTGGATTCACCCTTCACATCGATAACCATCTCTTCATCGACCGCTGAAACAATTTTATAAGTACAGCCGGCGCTTAAAATTTTAAAAGTTTCAATCGGCACAAAAGCGAAACGCTGCGCATCCGTACCGTTGACGGTGTACAGTTGTATGTTGGAGCCCGAAGATGATGAATTTCCAGTGTTATCAACAGCAAAATTTGTGCCGTGCGGCTTTATGACATATGTCGGATACTCTTTTCCGCCGACCGTCACGTTTTTGTTGTCCGGCACGATATCCCATCTTTGAGCGTGCGAATTGTTATCTTCCCACTGACGAATGTTGGCGCCGTTTTTTAACTGATTATTGGCTAAATCCAAACATCGGCCGGACAGGGCGCATGAAATTTGCACCCCGTCGTCGTAATTCGTAACGCCAAATTTTTGTGCATCGCTATTGTTTCGCGTGTACAGCTGTATGTTTGTACCGCTTTTATCGCTGGCGCCTTTGATATCCAGCGCCAGATTCGTATTGGTTGCTGATATGATGGCGTATACGCCATCTTGTACGTTAGGCACTAATCATCGCCGCCTTTCTGCTATAAACTTTAATAATTTTATCGACCACCTGATCGGCCAAGTCGTCAACATCCTGTCCGGCTGCACCATAAACATTGACGACAACCCCGCCGCTGGCCGCGATTGCCGATCTGACCGAGCCGGACAGCCGATCGATCGCACCGCCGATGCTCATTACGGCCTGGTCTCCGAACATCGCGCCGGTGATAGACCCTTTAGAATTTCGGTAGGGGTTTTCCGACTTCGGGATAATCATTTCGCCTTCATGGACGATCGCCGGCATGGTGTAAGGGATATACCGCGAACCGACGTCGTATCCGTACCACCTGCGGGCACGCGGACGCAACACGTTAGCCACGCTGCCGTATCGGGCGATCATATATCGGATTGACGCAATCAGGTTATCAACCGGATTCCAGATATTACCGTGGCCTTTCATTTTATAGGCGTTGAAGGTGCTGTCGATGGTCTGCATCAACCCTTTCGATGGATGGCCTAACCGGGCGTTGATATCCCAGTTGTTGACTGCTCGCGGGTTGCCGCCAGATTCAGCTTTAGCTGCGCGAACTAATCCCGCCGCCAAGCTCATCGGCTGGCCAGTGAGTTTTAACGCCTGCTTTACCCAGTCACCCAGCTTCCCGGAAACTTTGCCGCCACCAAATCCGCCGCCGTCGCCATCCGCGCCGTATATATCGCCGCTGGCGATGCCGTACTTTTTGAAGTTATAAACCTCTTCGATGGCATCCGCCAGACTGTCGCCGAAGCCTTTTTTGTAACGCAGATATGCGTTCCACGGAAAATTATAGTATTTTCCGACACTGGCCTCTTTCCCCGTTTGGTCGCCCTTTTCGGGGTGACCATAGGTTCCATGAAAACCGGCGGTTTTACCGCCGCCAAGAGATAGTTCGACGTGTTTGGCGTCGTTAAGCAAGATATCGCCTTTTTTCGGCTTGCCGTTGTTCGGGATACGCGCCCAGCCGTGTTTTGTCAATTCGGACGACATGTTCCCGGTGTAGCTGGCGCCGCCAACTGCGAACCCGGTCTTTTTTAGGGAGTAGATAATGGAACTTGAACAGTCAAAATCCGGTCCCCAACGGTCGCTTTGCGAATAACCGTGCGAGTTATTATTGACTAACCCCAGCATGGTATTGATGAATCGATTGCCTTTGCCGCCGTCCGCACCTTTGACGATCGACCCGCCGTCGTACTTGCGCATCCATGTGACTTCTTTTTTCGCGTTATCATCCAGATAGTTAACGTTGGCTTCGGCGGAAAATTTATTCTTCGAGAACGCCTTTTTCATGTCGTTGACAGTCGCGCGGGTATACTTCCCGATCTGCGTGCTGCTTAAACCGTTGATGAAACCCAAACCGGTATAGCGACCATACTCATACGTAACTCTCGCCGGCGAGTGAATTCCCAAACCTTTGACAAACGTCTTTTTGATGGACGATACCAGGTTGTTTGTGGTTTTCTTGGTCTTTGGCACCTGTGAGGCGATCCCGTTGTTTAGACCCGCTGTAACGTTAACCCCCGCCTTGCGCGCGTCCCCACGTTTCGATCGAATACCGGCCGCATAGCGGTTGCCGGCCGTCCGGCCAGCTGCGCTCATTGCGCCGTTTTGGCTGTTAAAAGCTGCGGTTGCGCCTTTTGCCGACGTTTTAGCCGCTGCCGGGATTTTATTAAAAGCCGCCCGAGACTGGTTTACCACCGCGCTCGTATTTTTGGCTACCGCATTTGAATCGATTTTGACGTTTTTTTCAACCGCTTTGCCAGTTCCTTTAGACTTGTTTTTCATCTGCGCAAAAGCTGCGCCCATGTTTTTCGCTGAACCATTCAGCACCTTTTCGGCGGCTTTTGCTGCATTCCCGGAATCTGTATAATTTTTTTTGACTTTCGACAGAGAACTGTTAAGTGATTTGTTACTTTCGTTTAACTTATCGGATGCGCCCTTGATTTTGGTCAATTCCTTGCCGTGCTGCGCCCATCCGCCGTCTTTCATCAAGTCCTTTCGTTTTTCGTCAAGTGCATTAAGCTTTTTCTTGTTAGCGCTAAGCTGTGTTTCGATCTGCGCCTGCTTATACTGCGCTTCGTACTGCGCTTTGTAAGCTTTAACTAAGATTTCTTGAGCCGCCGTTTGTTTGGCTTCTTTGACCATATTGTTGATATGGTTTTTAATCTCCTTGTTAGTTTGGCTCAATTTATTTGCTTGCGCATCATAAGCCAGGTTAAGCCCGGGCACGATCTGGTTTAGCTTATCAACCATTTGTTTGATCTGGGCTTGCCCACCGGCTGTTCGGCCTTGCGTCGCAATCAATTTTTGAAGCTTGTCGTTCAGGTTGTCCGCCAGTGCCGCATGCGCCCGTACCGTTGCGACCGAACTGGTAAACGAGCCGTTCAGACCCTTAACCCGCGCGGTTAGGGTGTTTGCCGAAGTCGCCAGCTTGTCTGCCTTAGAAACAGCATAGTCGGTCATCTGGTTCGCGGTGGCTTGCTGTTGCCGATAGCTGCGGATAGCTACGACCACCGCGCCGATGCCGATACCGACAGGGCCGGCCACTGTCAAAATCGACCCCAAGGATGCACCCAAACCGGCCGCGCCAGCTGTTCCGGCGGCGGTTGCACCGCCAAGCCCTTCGGCTGCGGTCGCCGCTGCACCCATACCTTCGGCCGCGTCCGCGGACGCAGTACCCACTTCAGTCACAGCTTTTGCCGCCTTCGCACCTGCAAACTCGCCAAAAGCATCACTCAACTTGCCGACACCTTGTAAAACGCTGCCAATGCCAGATGATGCAGGACCTGCAACTGCTGCAATTCCAGCCAATGCCAATACCGCGTTTTGCGCTGGTTCTGGCAGTTCTGCGAATTTTTTAGCTGCGCCCGCCGCCGCATCCATGATTTTTGTCAAAGATGGCAGCAAACTTTTGATGATCTTTGCGCCAGATTCAGCAGATGCCACTTTGAGCTTATTCATCTCAATTTGCAACTTGTCCGTGCTGGTTAATGTATTTTTGTAAGTTTTATCTAACGCTCCGTTGGTGTTGGAAAGCGATTTTGAAAATTCATCAAAGTTAAAACGCCCCTGCTTGATGGCATCCACCATGTCGGGGCCGCCTTTTTTGCCGAAGATTTCCATGGCCTCGGCTGTCGAGATCGTACCGTCCTGGATGCCTTTGACCGTCTTTTTAAATTCTTCGCTGGCGTTTTTTCCTTGCTTCATCCATCCGGATATAGCAATGCGCATCCCAGCGAACGCTTTTTCAGTGGTAACGCCAGCTTTTTCCCATTGGGCAAACATGGCAACTGATTGCTGCGTTGAAAATCCCAGCTGTCGCATCGGCGCGCCATACTTCGTGATATTGTTTGTCAGATCTTCGATGGAGATGCCGGTTTTTTGTGACGCGACCGTGAGCATGTTCAGCATCTTCCGGTAGTCATCTGATTTCATGTTGGCGTCGCCCATGGCGCGCGTGACCAGTCGCACGGATTCTTTGGCATCGGTGCCGGTGATTTTTGAAAACTTCATAAAATCTTCGGTCGCCTTTTCAGCTTGGCTACCCGAAAATCCCAATCTCGTGTTAATTTCGCCTAACGCCGCACCAATGTCCCCCATATTGCCAGCAACGTTTGATGCCGCTTTTTTATAGGCGTTTTCCAAATCCTTTGCGGCTTTCCCCGAAGCGCCGGTGGCTTTAATCACCGTGGCCATGCCATCTTCAAATTCTTTCGCCGACGCAATCATCCCGGTGCCGACAGCCGCGATCGGAACCGTGAGGGTTTTCGTCAGCGCACTGCCAACCGTCGAAAATTTTTTTCCGGTATCTGTTGCCTTTTTCGATACTGTTTCCATCTGGGCTTGAATTTTTCCCCATTTGGAATTTTGAATATCAATCGTTTTGTTAACTTCTTTTAACTGGTTTTCGAGATTCGCAAGATCAGCTTTTGACCGGCTAATCATTTCATTGTATTTATTGACGTTCTCGGTCGTCGCTCCGGTGCTTTCTTTATACTTTTCCAGCTGCTCGGTGGTTTCTTTGATTTTTTGCTTTTGCGTTTCGATCTGTTTGGTCAAATTCGCCTTTTGCGCCATCAAAGATTTTTCGGACGTTTCCTGGCCTTTGAAGGTGGCCTGTACGTTTGCCATTTCGGCGCGCAAAGATCGATATTCGCTGTTAATTTCTCTGATATGCGCTTTAAATTCCGCAGCGCCTTCGATACTTATTCGCGGACCGACGCTATACTCATTGCTCGCCATGTTTTACCTCATAAAAAATCACCCCAAATACGCGATGAGGCGATTTCTGTTTTCTTGTTCAATTTTCTTTTGTTCCTCGATAACTTGCTTTTTCCGCTCTTTAGCTTCAAATTGCATGATTTCGGCATATTGTATTAAATCCATATTATTTATTTCATGCAATTTATACCCTTGCTTCATCAGTTCATCGAAAAAGCTCAGCACCCAGTCACTAAAAGAAACGCCGAAACTATCCTCATCGGATAGCCCCGGCGTGTTGTTTTTTATCCCGCCGCTTTTTCGTCGGCGGCGGGTTCTGCGTTTTTTTCTGCGTTATCTTCTTCGTCCGCAATATCCAGTAGATCGCTGTAAACCCCAATCACACTTTCAACAAGGAAAGTGCAGGAATCATACAAAAAGGGGATCACGTCCCGGCTGTCCATCTTGTCCATGATGTCATCATAGGTCAGACCGTCATACCACCCGCAAACTGTGTTGACCACTTCGTCATACTGTTCGCGGGTTTCCATGTTCATGATATCCTTTTGCAGCTGGCTGGCTTCGAAGACCACGCGACCCGTCTGCTTCCCGATATAGACACGCTTTTCATCCGGTTCTCCGCGGTGCAGAACCGCGCACATTTTTTTTACTTTTTTCATTTTTCCTCAACTCCTCGTTGCCAAACTCAAAATATCAGCCGCCCGCTTTTTCAGTCTTGGGCTTCAAAGGAACCTCAGCTAAAAATTCTTCGTAGTTGGCCCACGGCGCAATTCCAGCATCTGTTTCCTCATCAAAACTCACGATTCTAATTTTATCTTTTCGAGCCACAAAGGAACCTTTGAGCGTTGGCGTGGAAAAACTAATTTTTTCTTCTTTCTGGGAAGCGTCAACGTCAACCTCTTCAACCTTGCCCTTAAGCAGCCAGTAAGCACGGTGCTTGCCGTTTTCCTTTTCAATCGCAAAGCCGATGGCGATGTACTTGGAGACGTCATCATCCTTTTCGATTAAAACACCATTTTTCAGCTCATGCCCCTGTGTGTCTGCAAGGAACTCTTGCGAAACAGTATTGACGCCAATTTCTAAAGTGGTTGCCCCCTTCGTTTCCGCGATAGCCTGCGAAACGCCATCCCCATAAAGGGTGTCACTGTTAATATCCGAATTCATTTTAACGCTCATCATCGGCGAGACGGCCTTAATGGTGCCGTATACATTTTGTTCAGACGTTGCGCTCTCTGTGGTCAGCATGGCATACACAGGCCGCTTAACGTTAACAAATGCGCTTTCCGGTTTGTATTCAGGTAATTTTGCCATATTGTTAAATTCTCCT